CCCTTTTTGCAAAAAGGGGTCCCACTACTCTAGGTTGTATTGCAAGTTTTAGACATTTGTGTATAATGAAAACATGTTGAACACTTTAAACATAGTGCAAAAAATTTTTTAAAAAATTTTAAATGAATTTAGATAATATAGACATAAGTAAACTTCCTGCAGATGTTCGTAAAAATTTTAAACAGATGCAACTTCTGCTTGCAGAAAAAAAGATACAGAACAAAGCTAAAAATGACTTCTTGTCTTTTGTCAAATGTATGTGGCCCGACTTTATAGAGGGGTCCCATCACAGGCACATCGCAGAAAAATTTAATAAATTGGCGTCGGGTGAAATAAACCGGTTGATCATTAACATGCCGCCTAGACATACAAAATCTGAATTTGCATCATACTTGCTACCAGCATGGATGGTGGGCCGTGATCCAAAGCTCAAGATTATTCAAGCAACACACACGGGCGAACTCGCAGTAAGGTTTGGTCGTAAAGCAAAAAATTTAATTGATAGTGAAGATTATACAAAAATTTTTAAAACAAGATTACAAGAAGATTCTAAAGCTGCAGGACGTTGGGAAACTGCACAAGGTGGTGAATACTTCGCAGCTGGTGTCGGTGGTGCGATCACTGGACGTGGTGCAGATTTATTAATCATAGATGACCCACACTCAGAGCAAGATGCATTATCTCCTACAGCGTTAGAGTCAGCTTACGAATGGTATACATCAGGTCCACGTCAACGTTTACAACCTGGTGGTAAAATAGTTTTAGTTATGACGCGTTGGTCTAACAAAGATCTTACAGGTAAGTTGATACAGAATCAAAAAGAAGCAAAAGCTGATCAATGGCACGTGGTTGAGTTTCCGGCAATCATGGACCACGGATCAAAGTCAGCTGCTCCTGTGTGGCCTGAATATTGGAAGTTAGATGAACTTGAAAAAGTTCAAGCAACACTGCCCACGGGCAAATGGAATGCACAGTGGATGCAGAATCCAACTGCAGAAGAGGGTGCTATACTAAAACGTGAATGGTGGATGAAGTATACAGCTGAAGACATACCACAATTACATCATGTCATACAATCTTATGATACAGCATTTTTAAAAAAAGAGACAGCAGATTACTCGGCTATCACCACATGGGGTGTATTTTATCCTAATGAAGACAGTCCAGCTAGTTTGATATTGTTAGATGCAATCAAAGGACGGTACGAGTTCCCTGAGTTACGGAGATTGGCTCTTGAACAATATGAATATTGGAAACCAGAAACCGTGATTGTTGAAGCTAAAGCTAGTGGTCTGCCACTAACATACGAGTTAAGAAAGATGGATATACCTGTGGTAAACTTCAGTCCTTCCAAAGGAAACGACAAGCACGCACGTGTAAATGCGGTTGCACCTTTGTTTGAATCTGGTATGATATACGCGCCTGAGCAGAAATTCGCAGACGATGTCATTGAAGAGTGCGCTGCGTTTCCGTACGGGGATCATGACGATCTTGTAGACTCAACTACACAAGCAATCATGCGATTCAGACAGGGCGGTCTGATCGGACACCCTGAAGATTATATCGACGACAAAGTCGAGCAACGTAAAAGGAATTATTATTAATGGCTATAAAAGCAGGAATGACTATCGCACAAGCTATTGCACAGCTGACTAAAGGTTTTGTAAAAGTTATGAAACGTCAGCCAGAGGCGTTAGAAAAAATAAAAATTCAACAAGAAGCCGTAAAAAAAATTAGAGACCTAAATAAAGTTGTCGATATGGAAGGCAACGTGATTGATACATCTAAAGGTATCATGGGTGGTAAACAAGCGAAGGCTATGGGTGGACGTATTGGTTACAAAGATGGACCTGATCAACCAGGCAGAAGAAAGTTTATGAAAATTATGGGAGGTCTTGCAACACTACCTATTCTTGGTAAATTTTTTAAAGGTGCAAAAACTGCTGCACCAGCCGCACAAAAAGTCATGGAAAATTTTTCATCAACAGCTTCTGAAGCTCCAGGTTATTTTTTTGATCTTGTAACAAAAATAAAAATGTTTGGAAAACAATCAAAAGTAGGGCCATCGGAAAGAGTGAATGAATTTTCTTACATAGGTAAGAATGGTGATCAATATACTCTAACAGAAGACATCGCAACAGGAGATGCACAAATTGTAAAAGATAAGATGGGTATTGGAAGTTATGGCGATAAAACTTTTGACACTATAAACGATAGAACTGTTTTGGAATATAAAGCGCCTAAAAAAGACGTTGATCCAGATACACAAAGATTTATAGACGAAGCTGCTGAATACGAAGAATACAGAGTAGAGTTTGATCAAGATGGAACACAAGCAGGAGCCGATGCCATAGACGAAATTATTCAAAAAGAAATTATTGAAGAGGCAACTAAAGAAGCACCATCGATTAAAAAAGCAGGTGGTGGTATTGCAAGAATGCTAGGAGAGTAGCATGAAAGATTTATTAGAAGTTATCGATTTATATGATGACGATGATACACGAGTAGAATTAAAAAGAGGCGGTAACTTTAATCCAACTGGCATAAATCAATATACAAAAAATATGAGAACTTTTGAAGAAGTTCAAAGAGCAATAGATAACGCTCCACCTAAAATAATTGATGGTAAAGAATATCCTTTAACTAAAAAAGATTTAAGAGGTGAGGGAGAATATTATAAAACTAAAATTGTAGGTAGAAAAGAATTAGATAGATTTCCAAATTTAAAAATTCCTGGAGAAGGTAAACCTATTAGGAAACCATCTTCAAAATTAATATCAAATAAAAAATATATGGAATTTATAAAAGATGCACAAGGGGGATACATTGGTTTAGATAAAATAACAAACTTTGCACACTTTGCTCCAAAATTAAAAAGTTATTTAGTTTCGACAACAAACACAGGACCACTTAAGTCTTCTATTAATAGAGCAGCAGAAGGTTTTGATGCAGCCATATTAAAGATAGCACAAGAACAAGAAAGGTTAATTACAGAAAAACCAAAAGGTTATAAAAAATTATTGTTAGCTAAAAACAAAGAAGCATTTCAAACAGCTAAAAAATTTGAAAAACTTTTACCAAAAGAATTAAAAGGCACACTGGGTTATTTTGAGGTTAATGCTGACGGAAAATTTAATTTAAAAGGTGTAGACAAATCTAAAACTTTTGCTGGAGCAAAAGGCGAAGAAAAATTTTATAAAGATATGACAGCTAAAGAAAGAAAAGATTTTGGACGAGCTGAGTTGGAAAAAATAAAAAACAATCCAAAGTTTAGAGCAAAGATACCTTTAGTTAATGATTTATTAGAAATGGCTGGAAGCATACCTGACGATATAAAAAGAGCAAAGTATTTAAAAGCTGGTTTTAAAACTTTAGGTATTGCTGCTTCACCTTTAGTCATCTATGATACATACAAAGCTTTTGAACAAGGTAAACCTATATTAGAATCTTTGGAAGCAGGTCTGATTGGCACGGATATAATTGGTGGTACAAAAAGAATTTTATCACTTACACCAGAAGAAAGAACTGCAAGAAGTGTTGTTAAACAAGATGCGTTAAAAGATTTAAATGTAGATATGCCTATGGGTTTTGGTTTTATAGAAGGACCTAGACCAGATACAGATATGACTTTAGAAGAGGCACAAGCTAAAGCAGCAGCTGGAGAAGATAGAGTTAAACAATTAGAAGCACAAAAAAATTTCGAAAGAGCAACAAAGCGATCTAACTTTTTTAGTAATATAAAAAATAAAGCTTTTGGTATTGGACCAGATTATCAGTTAGAATTAGCAGGTGGTGGTATAGCTAAATTAGCAGGTATAGATTCAGGTCCTCCACCAGAGTCAGGACCAATGCCTCAAGGGTTGCAAGGTTTAATGAAACGTGGTATTAAAGTATAGGAGTATTAAATGGCAGAAATAGACAAAGGGCTCCCTAACACTCGTTCGAAACTTGAGATTCCTTCAGAAGAGGCAATACAAGAAGAACAAGTTGAACTTGAGGAAGCAAAAGCAGAAAAAGGACCGATAGAAGTTATACCTGAAGAAGATGGTGGTGTAACATTAGATTTTGAACCAGGATCAATTAATGTACCTGGAACTGAATCACACTTTGATAATTTAGCAGAACTTTTACCAGATGAAGTTTTAGAGCCAATCGGAAACGAAATGACTCAAAACTACATGGACTATAAAGCTTCTAGAAAAGATTGGGAGCAATCTTACACACAAGGTTTAGATCTTTTAGGATTTAAATATGAAAACAGAACAGAACCATTTCAAGGAGCATCAGGTGCTACTCACCCTGTAATGGCAGAAGCTGTTACACAATTCCAAGCACAAGCATACAAAGAATTATTACCAAGTGATGGACCGGTAAGAACACAAATCATTGGCACAAAAAATCCTGCAACAGAACAACAGGCAACACGTGTTAAAGATTTTATGAATTATTTAATTATGGATCAAATGAAAGAGTATGAAGCAGAGTTTGATTCTATGTTATTTCATTTACCACTTGCAGGTTCTACATTTAAAAAAGTTTACTATGATGTAAACATGGGACGAGCTGTATCTAAGTTTGTTCCAGCAGATGAATTAATCGTTCCGTATACAGCTACCTCATTAGATGATGCCCCTCT